GTCCCAGCCGTCCACCAGGGCCGAGTAGTCGTTATCCAGCAGCGGAAAGTAGAGCGCCTCTACCGCGACATTGCCGTCCTCGTCGAAGCCCAGCGACTGGACCTTGTAGGTCCGCACCTCAGTGGTGGACTGCTTGAGGCAGAAGACGGCGCTGCGGTAGAAGCTGCTGCGCTGGTCTTGCACCTCCAGCTCCACCTCCTCGATTGCGTTGGTGGCGGCGTTGCCGCGCCACATCAGCACCTCGTAGGTGCCGTCCGCCAGGGGCTCGGTGCTGGTGATCACGCCGTTGGCGTCGATCGCACCGTTGTTTGGTTGGCTGTAGGCGATGGTCTCAAGGCCGAGCTTGAAGCACCGGCCCACCTCCAACGCGGCCTGGGTTGGCACCGTCTTGAAGCGCACCGAGTGGGTGGTCAGCCGCCGGCCACGGCAGATGAACTTGGCCACGTCGATGGCGTGTTTCTCGCTGGTGCAGAAGTCCGTCAGGTCGAGGGCTTCCACCGGGGCATCGACGCCGGTGCTGCTCTCGCGGACCGTCACCTCGCGGATCACCGGGAACAGGCCCCGAGCGGAAGCGTCGGTGCTGGCCTTCTCCTGCCGCCACTTCACCGACACCTTGCTGGGGGTGCGCTGGTCAGCGTCGACGTAGGCGAACTCGAAGCTGTCTTCGATGATGTTGCCGGCGGTGTAGAGGTTGGTGATCGGCTCGGGCCGGTCGAAGTAGACGGCGGGTTGCAGCGAGAAGCGGCCCCCGCGGATCACCAGATCCAGCAGGAAGTAGCCGGCCGTCTGGCTGCCCCACTGGCGCAGGTTGGTGGGCTGGGCCAGGGCGCCATCGAAGAAGTACCGCCGGTTGCGGGTCCAGTCCGCGCACTCGTTGAAGGCGTCGCCGTCGATCTGCTCGGCGCTCAGCACCGAACCCACGCCGTAGCGGTCGTTGGTCAGCAGGTCCTGGAAGACCTCGGGGAAGGTGTGGATGCCCCCAAGCAGTCCCTTGTTGACGTAGGCGCTGAGCTGGCTGAGCTGGCTGAACTCCGTGCTGGAGCGCAGGTTCACACCCACCAGCGCCATCTGGTCGTAGTTCGGGATGTTGGGGTTGGGGGCCAGCAGATTGACGTAGACCAGCTCATGCTCGGGCTGGCGGGCGCTGGTCTGCATCTCTTCAAAGATGAAGGCTTCAGCCAGGCGACCCCAGGTGTCGGCGTAGTCGTCGGTGTCCCCCAGCGTCACGCCCAACTTGGCGTCCTTGGTGGGGGCGATGCGGAAGGTGTCCGCCGTGCGGGCCACCGGCTCACCGCTGTAGATCACCGTGACGTCGCCGGAAACCACGGTGCGGTAACCGCTGATCCGGGCGTCGAGCACCTCCAACGTGCCGGTGGCAATGCCATTGCGGATCTCCCAGCCGCTCAGCGGTTCCATGCGGAACTCCCACCGCTGCAGCGAGGGCATCTGCAGCCGCATGAAGTTGTAGATCGACTGCTGGGTGACGCTGCGCATCCCGAAGCACTGGCCCAGGTAGGTGTAGTCGTCGCTGCTGCCGGCGATGCGGTAACCCAGCTTGAAGAACGAATACCGGGTCTCCGAGCCGCTGTAGCTGCCGGAGGAGAAGCTGGAGAGCTCCAAGCTGTCGCCGCCGCCGTAGACCCGGTCCTCGTAGTAGTTGCAGGCGCGGCCGTCGATCTCCTTGTGGCTGCGGCTGTCGCGGAAGTTGCAGATGCCGTTGATGCGGACGCCGAGGCTGCTGCGGAACCCCAGCTCGACGACCTGCGCCGAACGCGGCAGCGCAAACGATGCGATGGCCACCTGGAAGATGTGGCTGGTGGCCGTGGCGGTGCTGGTGGCCTCGGTGCCGTTGATGACGGCGGTGCCGGCCTTGACCACGCGGAAGGTGGCGCTGAGGCTCTGGCCGCCGCCGATTGGTTCTTGATCCGCCTCGGAAACGAAGATCTCATCGGCGGGGCTGCGGCTCTCGCAGACCAGCAGGGCCGAGCCGAACTTGTAGAGGTCGCCGATTGAGATGGCGTCGTCCCAGCCGCGCTGCCGCCCCGACACGGTCTGCGCCACATCGAGGCAGGTCTCTTTGTGGTCCTCGCCCGGTTGAGAACCGACGAAGATGCGGGCCGCCTCGCTGGCAGCCGACAGCTCGTAGGTGATGGTGTCCCCCACCGCCAGACCACGGGTGCCGGTGGTGGTTGCACCGTTGACGCGGGTGACGCCGCTGCGGCTGGAGAAGAGGGTGTTGTACTTGTCCCGCTGGGCCACGCCCACCCCGTCTGGGTCGCACTTGAGGCGGACGTCTCCTTTCTTGCCCTTGGGTTTGGTGCGGCTCACCACCGCAGGTCGCATCGTGGGGTTGACGCGGAAGGCCAGGCCGTTGCCGATCAGCTGGTAGACCCCGAACTGGGTCTGGGTGCTGGGCTTGAAGCTGTAGCAGAAGTCCGTCGTCCAGGTGTTGTTGATGCCGGGGATGGCGAAGACATCGGGGCCGCCGGCGTTCTCGGAGTTGCCGGTGTCATTGGCAGCGTCGCGGCCCGCCACGCGGTCGGTGCCCACCAGGCGGCCGCCGTCGAGGGAGGTGTAGAAGGTGACGCGGCTGGAGGTGCTGTTGGCCGTCGACAGGTCGTAGCCGCCGAGCACGTTGTCGCCAAAGGCGAACTGCGACGGGTCCACTTCGGTCAGCTCTGCCTCGCCCAGCAGGCAGACGGCGCGGAGCATCTGGCTGCCGCCCAGCGACATCATCTGGCTCCACAGCATGTTGGTGTTCACCCGCACCCCGCCGTAGGTGACGCCGTCGATGGTCTCTCGGTTGGCATAGACCAGGGGGATGGTGGAGCCCAGCTCGACCACGTTCTGCAGTGAGTCGAAGCCCGACTTCGGGGCGAACTCGTTGCGGCCGACGACGTTCTGACCCTGGTCGCTGGTCTGGCGGATGTCCGGGCTCTTGACCTTGGGGCGAAGCAGCAGGCTGGCCAGGAAGCTCAGCGCCAGGCCGATCACCAGCTGGATCAGGAACGGGATGATCAGGAAGTTGACCGGCTTGCCGGGCTCCAGCCGGCTGTACTTGATGCAGTCACGGACGAACTGGCGGTACTCGGCTTCGCTGCAACCCAGCACGGCGATCAGCTCGCGGTCCTGGGGCAGCAGGGCGATCGGACGGTCGGAGGGGCTGAGCATTACTTGAAGGAGATTTGGCCGGTGGAGGGGAGGCTGCCGACGAGGTACTGCGTCAGGACACGCTTGGGTGCTTGGCCTGACACGGCATCGAGGGGACTGCTGAGGTCGAGCGAGAGGCGGCTGCCGTCGTGCTGGAAGCCGACCACCTGATACACCTCCTCGCTGAAGGTGGCCGTTTCATCAAAGGTGTCGGGGTCGAGCCAGACCGTGCGGATGCGGAGCACCCACTGCTGGTCGGCGGCCTCCTGGATGAAGTTCAACAGCAGCGGGCTTACGGCGAACGCCAGCGAGGCGCGGATGTTGCTGCCCTGCAGATCCACCGTGCTGCCGCTGAAGCCGAAGCCGGCATAGACGTAGCTGATGCCGCCATAGAGGCGGGCCTCATTGGCGTGGAAGTTCTGGAAGGCGTAGCCGGTGTCACCGCCGCTGCGGAGTCGGAAGTGGAGGTAGGTGCCAATCGCGATCTCAGCCATGTCAGATCCCGATGGTGCGGCGGGCGCCTGGGTTGTTCTTCAGCGCCGCCATGGTGCGCTGCTGACCCATGCGGGCTCCCTCCTGCGCGGCGACGCGGGTGGCCTGGAGCATGTCCTGCTCCGTGACGAACGGCAGGTCGCCAGCGCCGACGCGGCTGTACTTGATCTCGGTGCTGCCCGCGCCAGAGGTGATCCAGCGTTCGACCTGACGCTCGCGGCTGGTGGAGGAGATCGTGTTGAGCGCGTCGCGGTTCTCAGAGAAGGCTGCGTCGGATGTAGCGCCACCGCCGCCCAGGGCGCCGCGGGACTGGGCCAGGGCGTTCTGCGTCTGGTCGGCGTTGAGGACGTAGCCGCTTTGGTTGGGCAGCACCAGCTCGG